GAACTATCAACTCTGGGTGAAGCCGTCCAGCATCGAGGCGGTGATGCTGGACGCGGTTCCGGCCTGCGCCTGCACGAAGCCGCCCGCGCCCAGCACCGGCAGGTCAACGTCGGTGTAGGTGTTGGCCGCCAGCGACAGGGTTGGCAGGCATACATTGCTGTCGGCAGCGGTTCCAGCAGCGGGCACGGCCCACGCCTTGATCGTCACCGCCCCTGCCGTGGTGTTGGCAAAGCGGATCCGGCCATTGCGCAGGATGGTATTGGTCGGGCTGGCCGGAACCGTGAACAGGGTATCGGGGGCCGCGTTGTTGACTTGCTTGGAAGCGAACAGTTGCGAGAAGGTCAGGGCCATGGTCAGGGTCCGGTAAGTTGTTCGAGGTGGGAAATGCGCACCGTCAGGGCCGACAGGTTGGTGCCGCGTGCCAATTGCGCTTCGAGGGCGTCGAGCCGCGCCAGGATGGCCGACAGGTTGGCGCGCTGGCCGCTCTGCTGCTCCAGCGCACCGAGGCGCGCATCGAGTGCGTTGACCGCCCCGGCGCTGCTGCGCACCCCGCTGACCAAGGCCAGCAAGGCGTCCATGTCGTCCGGCGCGGTGGTGCCGACGAATTCGAGGATCTGCTCGAACGCGCGGATGGCCTGCTGGTTGCCGCTGCACAGCACTGACAGCGTCTGGCGGTCGAGCATCAGCTTAGGCATTGAGCGGCTCCAGTTGCGCTTCCAGCCGCGCCACCGCCAGATGGGCATCCGAGGTGCCCCGGAACTTCTGGATGCGCCAGTTCGCCATCGATCCGTTCGCCAGCCAGGTCAGGCGCCGCAGGCGGTCACCTTGGCGGCCGGCACGGCACGGCTTTTCCTGGCACCACGTTTCGCCGTCCAGCGAGTACGAGGCCCACACCACCGGCTCGGCGCCGAACGCCACTCGCCCCGGCAGCGCCACCAGTTCCAGTTGGTGGAACAGCGCGCCCATGCTGGCGTTATAGATGATCTGGGTCGCGAACTCCCAACCGACCACGGCCCCGAAATGGTCCGCAATCCGGTCGTCCAGCACGCCCAGCGCGGGCGAGGTCGGGTCGGCGCACCACCATTGGTCATGGCACCAGACGAAATTCCGGGCGCGGTACTGGCCCGGCCCGGCGGCCGCCGAACCCAGTTCGACCCACACCGGCTGTTGCACCACCGCCGAGGCGGCGGCGTCATACACCAGCGTGCGGTCGGGCAGGTGCAGGTACAGCCACTGGTGCGCCTTGGTGTTGCGCGCTTCCAGCACGCACTGCGCCAGCTGTGCTTCGGAGTAGCCCAGCAGCAGGGTCTCGATCTCGCGGGTCGAGATCTTCTGGCTGGCACCGTTCAGCCCGAGCCAGACGGCCGGCGGCTCGTTGCGCCCGCCGCCGACAAAGGCAATCGCATCGGCATAGATGGCCTTGGCATGGGTGCCGATGGCACCGCGCCCGATGTAGGCACCTTCGTTGCGCTGGAACGCGAACAGGTTGCCGCCAATGTTGTTGAATTGTTCGATGCTGTAGCGGTTGACCGCGTACAGTTCGTCGCGCAGCAGCAGCACGCCCATGATCGGGTCCGGATCCGCTTCCGACGAGCCGTACTTGAGCGGGTTGACGCTGGTCGGGTCGTTTAGCTCGGTCTGCACCAGGGACGTGCCATCGGTGGCCATGAAGTAGCCGTCTACCCAGACCACATCGAGCACCGGGCCGAGGTCGGGGTCGGTCACCTGCACCAGCGTGGCCCCGTCGTAGTAGTACAGCAGGCCGCCACCGGCAATCGCCAGCCGGTCGAACGAATAGCTGAACGTCACCTGCCCAGATCCAGCAATCGCGCCCAGCGCGGTCACATTGCCATCGGCGGCGACCCGCACCAGTTGCGTGCCCATCACCCGGTACTGAATGCCGCTCCAGGCGATCGCGCCCCGGTCAATGCCCGGCCCGACTCCACGCTGCACGATCCCTTCGGCCGGGCGCAGGTAGCCGCTGCTGATGCCTTGGCTCTTCGGCACCACCACCATGTTGCGCGGCAAGGCGCTGCGGAACTCGGCCGCCGCGTCGGTGAAGATGCCTTCGATCACGCTGATCTGCATGGCCGGGTCAGAACCCTTCGGCGTTCATGACGTGCAAGGTGGTGCCGGCCGCCGAAATGTGCGACAGCTGGGTGTCCGACTCGGCGCGCGTGACCACCACCTGCGCCCCGGCCGGGATCGGGTAGTCGGCGGTGGTGGCCGCGCCCAGTCCGGCCTGGCCGATCCGCACGTAGCAGACGTTGGTGCCGAGGTTGGTCAGGATCGTCTGCTTGTTGCCGGCGCGGATCGTCGCGGTGGCCGAGGCCGCTGCCGGGGTCAGGACTTGGCCGCTGCCATAGGCGGGATATACAGGTTGACGAATGGTCATAGTTTTTTCCTATCAGATACCGTCGAGCGTCTTGACCACGAAAGTCAGGCGGGTCAGGTCCATGTTGTCGGCAATGTTCATCTTGGCCACCAGCCGCACCTTTTCGCCTGCCTTGATGGTGCCGCCGGGGTTGTTCAGGTTGACCCCCGGGCTGCCGAACATCGCGGAGACGAGGTTGGTCGCGCCGCGCCCGGCGCCGATGAACTTGGAGGCCGATTCGTACGGCGCGGCATCGGTGCCGACCAGAATCGCCAGGGTCAGGTCACGGTTGGTCGGCCAGGTGCCGGTCATCGCGGCCCAGAACTCGACGGCGGCGACGTCGCGCTGCATGACGAACTCGCCGACGGTAATCATCCCGGCAATGCTGGTGCGTCCGGCCGGAAACGTCATTGCCGGGCTGTCGTAGTTGGCGAAGTTGGCGTAACTGGTGCCGACCGCAATCGTCAGCGGCGTCAGCGGCACCTTGCGCATGCTGTAGTAGCCGGAAATGGCCAGTACCCCGCCGTCCGGGACGAAGCCGTCCTGCACGAACTCCTTGACGGCGGTCAGCGAGGCCTTGCGGGTGTCGCCGTTCGCGGTATTGAATACCGGCAGCAGGTCGCCGCCGGTCAGGTCGTCGACCGCGGGCAGTTGATTGATGGTGGTCATGTGGTCCTCAGTCGAAGGTGAGCGGGTCGGCACCAAGCGCCGCTTCCAGCGGGGCCGTCGGCTCCGGGAAGAACGGCTGCTGGCTGCGCCATGGCTTGTTGCCAGCTCCGACCGGCAGGGTGCCCGGCAGTTGCTGGCTGGCGGGGAACGCCGCGCCCAGCATCAGCACGTCAAGCGCTTCCTTGGCCGCGATCTGGGTGGCCGGCAGCACCTGCTTGCCGACACCCGGCGCGATGCGCAGCGCCAGATTCAGGAACGCCGCCTCGTTGGCCCCATCGGGCAGGCCGGAATCGTCGTCGAGGTTCGAACTGCCCGGCGTGGACGGCAGCGTATAGCCGAGCCGCAGGCCCTTGACGTTCCAAGTCGCCATCAGCGCGTCGAGGCTGTTCAGGGCGCGCGCCAGTTGTTCAGGGGCCACGTTGAACACGTCGACCGCGAGGCCGATCTCGGCAAACGCCTGCTCGATCAGCTCTTGCTTGGTCCACATGGTCAGCCCTTGACCGCTTGCGCGATCTTGTCGGCTAGCGTCTTGTCGCCGGTGCGGCCGTCGAACTTGATGCCCAGCGCGGTGGCCTGCTGCTCCAGCGCGGCGCGGGTCGGTTCGCCCTTGGCGGCGTCGTGCGCGGCCTTGGCTTCCGGCGTGGTGCGAAACCAGCCATGCGCCAGCGCGGCGTCGATCTCGGCGTCCGGCACCACCTCGTAGTCGTACAGGCCGCCATGGATGGCATGCGGGCCGGGGCAGCGGTACAGCATGGTATGGCTCATAGCATTCTCCTATTGCCGCAAGTATATCAATTAACCTAGTGCAAGGGCACGAAATGGCGCGGGTTTTTCGGCAGGCGCAGGAACAGGTCGGGCGCGGCCGGCGGGATGCCGACGAAGCCGCCCGCCGATAGTGTTGCATTGTCGAGCGTGCTGCCAAGCGTGCCGGTGGCGTTCGGCACCACGGTCCCGCTGGCGCTCAGGGTCGCGTTGCCCAGTGTGGCGGCGAAGGTGCCGGGGTTGCGCAGCGCGCCGCTGGCGGCCAAGGTGGCGTCCTGTAAAGTGCTGGCCAGTGCCCCGGCATTGAGCACGCCGCCGCTGGCAGCCATGGTCGCATTCGCCAAGGTGCTGGACAGGCTGCCGGTTGGTGCCGTTGCCACCGTGCCCGAGGCCGCCATGCTGGCATTGGCCAAGCTCGACGCGAACGCGCCCGGATTGGTGACGCCGCCGCTGGCGGCCAGCGCTGCATCGCCCAGCGTGGCGGCGAAGGTGCCGCTGGCTCCACTGCTGGCCGCCTCTGCCATCAACTGGCTCGGCGCACTCGCGAACAGCTGCCACGGGTTGGCCGACAGGCTGGCGACTTCGGCATCGTTCAGGGTGCGCTTGAAGATCAGCACGATACTGACGTAGGCACCGTTCAACTGGCTGCTGGTCTGGTTGCCGCCGCCGCGCGAACCGATGGCGAACTGGTCGGTGTCGTTCGGGAACGAACCGGTCAGCGCCGCGCTGTTCTTCAGGATGCCGTCCACGTACAGCTTGGCGGTAACCTTGTCGTAGGTGCCGCACAGCGGGACTGGACGCCCCTGGTACGGGGCCAGCCCGCCGCCCACGGAAGCCGCAGGGACCAAGACCGCATTGCCGCCCGCCAGGCCACCGGTGCCGAACGCGAACTGCTGGTTGGCGCTGCTGATCGACAGCGAATAGTCCCAGTTCGATTGCACCCGGCCGCACACGAAGTTCGACACGCTGGTGGTGTCGGGAATGAACACTTCCGCGAACAGGGTCTGGTTGCTCAGCCCGCTAAAGCTCAGGTCGGGGCGGGTGCCGAAGCTGATATCGCCGTTGCCGCTGAACTTGCGCCCGAGCCGGCCCGCGAACGGCTGCGCACTGGGGCGCGTGCCTTCGGTGCTGCCCGCCTTGCCGGTGACGAGGTCGAGGTCGCCCGCCGACGCTACCCACGCCAAGGCAAGGTTCCTGGCCAGCGGGTGCGACCAGTCGAGCCGTACCGCCTGCTGCGGCTGCCGCGTGCGGCGGGTGACGAACGGACGGATCATCTAGACCGATTGCGCCTGGATGCGCTCGTACTGGAAGTCGTGGTTGCCGGCGGTGGAGTTCAGCGCGGCCCCGGTGTTATGCACCACGAACAGGCCCCAGAACTTCGGCATCGCGCCGAACAGGCTGGCAATGCTGACCGGCGCGAACGGGTAGGCCACGTTGGAAGTCGCGGTGACGACAATCGACGCCACCAGCCGCAGTGCCGACGCCTTGATGCCGCTGTTGGTCACGGTCTCGTTCGAGTCGGTGCCGTCGAACACATCCGGGTAGGTCGGGGTGCCGCCGACGGTCTTGTAGCTGGCATACGCCCACACGTCGATGGTGGTGTTCACCGTCGGCGTGGTGCCGGTCATGATCACCCCGGACACCAGATGGTCGAGATCGAGGTTGGTGGTGTTGTCGACCGCCGTCGATTCGCGCCCGGCCAAGAGGTTGGTGTCGGAGGCCAGCGACGCCACGCCGAGCGTCAGCGCAACGCTGCTGGAGGCCGGGTACTTTGTTTTAAAGTCGGCCATGGCTTACCCCAGCGCGATCAGGTTCGGGATCACCGAGTTCACCTGATACTGGATTTCGGCGTCGGTGGATGCGCCGGGGTTGACCGCAATCGTCGGGTTGCGCAGCACCTGCATCGCGACCTGGCGCGGCGTCACCGTGGCCTTGTCCTGCAACACCACGTTGGCCCAGTCGGCGCGTTGCTGGTGGTGGTCGGTCAGCGGCGATTCGGCCATGATGTCTTGCGCGGCGCTCCACAGGGCGACCTGGCAGCGGCCCTGGAACAGCGGATCGTTGGCGGCGTTGAAAATGTCGGCGTAGGCCATCGGCGGTCCTTATGGGGTATGGGTGGCGGCCACGATCCCGCTCGCGTTCGGCGTGATCGTCAGCGTATTGCCGGTGGTGGTGGCCGGGACGTCGGCCGGGGCGCTGTCCCCTAGGAAGTAGCCGACCAGCGGGTCGACCTTGCCGTTCAGGGTGCCGGACACGCGCAGTACGGCGGTGCGCCAGGCCGGAATCGAGCC